TAGACAAACGATTGAGAAATTTGATGGAAAGCATAGGAGACTTTTAAAATGCCATATACACCATTGATGTCCGAAATCTTGGACAAGGTTGCGAAAGCAAAAACTAAGGAACAGAAGGTTAATTTACTACGAGAGCACAACTCTGCTGCTCTTCGCATGGTTATTAAAGCTTCATTTGATCCAAACATAGAATGGGAACTACCAGACGGTGATGTTCCATTTGAAAGAAATGATGCTCCAGAGGGCACTGAACATAATATGCTTATACATGAGGCTAGAACTCTGTTTCATTACATCAGGGGTGGTAATCCGAAGTTGACCCAGAACCGACGAGAGAATATGTTTATTCAAATGTTGGAAGGTCTACATGAAAGTGAAGCAGATATTGTTATTGCTGCAAAAGATAAAGCACTTCATCGAAAGTACAAGGGGTTGTCCTCTAACGTAGTCAAGGAAGCATTCAATTGGAATGAGGACTACATGATAGATGAGGTTGTCTATCCACAGGCTGCGGGTTCAGCAAGTGGTGTTGATAGGTGATACAAATTTAATTTTAAAAGTCCTTATAAATCAAGGACTTAAAATCTCTTATAAATCAATGACTTACAATTAATTTGCAAAGTTCTTATAAATCAATGACTTACGACGCAAATTCGACTTGACAAAAGTACCCCAAATGTGTCATAATATGTATGTAGACTGAGAAAAGAGAGATATGCGAAACGAGAACTCTATTGCTGCTGATGGCACTGCTACCAAAACTGGTATTATTGAGTATTTGGTCGACACTGCTGCAATGAAGCATAACATGGATTTGCGTGACATTATTCGTTACGTGATATCACACACTTCGTTGTCCAATGATGATATCATTTTCGTTGAACATCTCTATAATGAACTTGTTCATGGCGAGTATCGATAATGAATGAAGTTGAAGTTACTGGTGGTACCAAAAAACAACGGCAACTTGCTTATGAGGTTGCCGAGTTTTGTATTGAGAAATTGATGCCTCGTCATCGAACTCTTGATATCATCATCAAACTTAATCGGTGTGGTGATACTGGTGCTATGGGTTATTGTTGTGTTGGTGATCACAATAGAGAATTCATAATTGAGATTGACAACCGCATATACAAAAACGATATCAGGGAATTCATTACAAGTCTCTGTCATGAGATGGTTCACGTCATGCAGACTGCTAAGGGTGTGATGAGGGAAATGTGTAGACCTAGAATGCGAATGATGTGGAAAGGGATTGACCACACTGACACACCGTATAGTCGTCAGCCGTGGGAACGTCAGGCATATCGAATGCAGGAAAACTTGGCAGCTGAATTTATCGGAGAATACCTTTGATTAAAGAACTATTTTTAGCCGGACTGTTTGCATTTCCAAATGTAGCAGCAACACCTACGATCTTGAGTCTAAACAATAACACTGTTAAACAACTGCAACTGTCTGATCCAGAACAAGAGTTGAACTGTCTTGCTCTAAACATGTATCATGAGGCAAGAGGTGAAGGCACTGCTGGAATACTAGCGGTGTCTTATGTCGTTTTGAATCGTGTAAATGACGGAAGATTTCCAGACACAATCTGTGAAGTGGTTAATCAGGGACATCATGTAAAGACGAAGGATGGCACTTCTCAACCCATAAGAAACAAGTGCCAGTTCAGTTGGTACTGTGACGGTAAATCAGATGAACCAAAGAACGAGAGAGTCTATGATAGGTTGGTTTCCTTTTCGAGATACATACTCTCTAATATTACGAAGCAAATCGACATAACTGATGGTGCTTTATTTTATCATGCTAATTATGTATCACCGAGTTGGTCAAAGACAAAACAAAAGACAACCGAGATAGGTGTGCATGTCTTTTATAGGTAACTTATAAAATGAGAAAATATGTATATCTCGCAGGACCGATTGAGGGCTGTGACGATGGTGAGATACATCAATGGAGAGACCAGTGTAGTCACCTTTTTGTGGACAACATCACTGGTATAAATCCATATCGGGCAGAGTCCGATTCAGATACACCAGAATCCAGAAAACGAATCACGATGAAGAACTACATGGATGTCAAGTCTTGCGATCTGATTCTTGCAAATTTACCCAAGCACATAAATGAACGTAGACCATCTTATGGTACTACGTTTGAAATTGCATGGGGATACAGTTTGCAGAAGCCTGTTGTCATTGTGTCGGATGATGAGTTTGTTCACAAGCATCCATTGTTAGATGTTGCTGGTGCACACTTCACTGAACTAGAAGAAGCAATCGACTACATCAACGTTTTGCTTGGTGAGTATGACAGAACCAGTTGGAAGAGAGGACTTGATTGGGACATTATAGGACAATGAACATATTCTACTTAGATGAGAACCCAGAGGTTGCTGCACAGATGCATTGTGACAAGCATGTTGTGAAGATGATACTTGAGTCTGCTCAAATGCTTTCCACTGCTCATCGTGTTATCGATGGTGAAGTAGTAGGAGATAGCAAGGGACTGTATAAGACAGCACACAAGAACCATCCTAGTACAATCTGGGCAAGAACTAATAACGAAAACTATGAATGGTTGTGGACTCTTATGGATGCTCTGATGACAGAGTACGGCCGCCGGTATAGAAAACATCATGCAACAGAACGATTGATTCACTCACTCTGGGAGTATCCCATAAATATTACTCAAGGGGAGTTTACACCACCACCACAATGTATGCCTGACTACTGTAAAGATAGCAATAGCACGGTACAAGCATATCGGAATTTCTATATACTAGAGAAGTCTAGATTTGCAGAGTGGAAGTACAGTAGAACACCAAAATGGTTCAATGAAGAACACATTATACACTTCAATAAACAACCGCACATTATTGATGTGATGGCTTAGAGGGAGTTAATTAATGCCAACATATACATTCGTTGATACACAAGCAGGCGTAGAATACGACGATTTTATGTCTATCTCAGAGAAGGAAGACTACCTGAAGAAGAACCCTCACATCGAACAACTGTTGAATGCACCGGCGATGGTACATGATCATGTTATGGGTGTAGGTCCAAAGAACGATGAAGGATTTAAGGAACGTATGAGTCAGATTGCAGCTGCACATCCCACTTCACCTATGGCAGATAAATATGGTAGTGGTAAGTCTAATGCTCAAATCAAGGCAAGGGAAATAGTAAAGAAGCATAAGGTAATCTAATATGCCATCCAAGAAGAACAAAGAAGTCTCTATTCAGAGTCTTATATCAATCAAACCTATTACAGACAACCAGAAGGATGTCTTTACTACATGGAAGTCTGACAAGAACCAATTTCTATTTGGTGCTGCTGGTACAGGTAAGACGTTTGTATCTCTGTACCTTGCTCTTCAAGACGTTCTCGATTTAAAGAAACCCTACGACAAGGTTATTCTGGTTCGTTCTCTGATACCCACAAGAGAAATTGGTTTTCTGCCAGGCGATGAAGAGGACAAGTCAGCACTGTATCAGGTGCCATATCAGAACATGGTTCGTTTCATGTTTGAGATGCCCAATGAGCAGTCGTTCAATATGCTCTATGACAAACTAAAGTCACAAGGCACTCTGTTCTTTCTGTCAACTTCTTTTCTACGTGGACTGACGTTTGACAATGCAATCATTCTAGTGGATGAGTGTCAGAACTTAAACTTTCACGAGCTGGATACCATCATCACACGGGTTGGACAGGATTCCAAGATACTCTTTTGTGGTGACTTTGACCAGACAGACTTGCAGAAGACTAATGAGAAGAATGGTCTTCATAACTTCCTGAGAATTTTACAAGAGATGGAAGAATTCAACTGTACAGAATTTACTGTAGGTGATATCGTTCGATCTGGATTTGTGCGTAGTTACCTAATCAACAAAATAAAACTAGGAATGACTTCTGAATTATGACAACCTTTAATCATGTATCCGACTTGAACTTACCAGAACTTAAGACCAAGACATTCAATAGAAAACGGTTTTATGTCACACCAGAAGATAACTACTATCCATCCATCACCACTGTTCTATCTATTCGCAACAAAGAAGGATTGATGAAGTGGCGCAAACGAGTGGGTGATGAAGTTGCAAATTACGTATCGAGAACTGCTGCGATGCGAGGCACAAAGGTTCATCACATGTGTGAGGACTATCTAAACAATGAGAACATGGAACGTCACAAAAAAGAATTCCTTCCCTATGCACTGTTCAATCAATTGGCAGATAAAGCACTGTGTAACATAGACAACATTTATGCACAAGAATGTGGTCTTTACAGTGATAAATATAAGGTAGCAGGACGAGTCGATTGTATTGCAGATTATAACGGTGTTCTATCTATTATAGACTTCAAGACATCAACGAAATCCCGTTCAGACTCTTGGAACGAAAACTATTACATACAAGGTACAGCCTATGCCGAAATGTTTCAAGAGAGAACAGGCATCAACATCGACCAAGTAATAATTTTGGTCGTAACAGAAGATGGTGAAGTGCAAGAGTTTATAAAGGACAAATCTGATTATATAACACCCTTGAAAAATGCCATTGTTCTGTGGGGGGAACAAAATGAAATACCTACTGCTGACATTGTTACTGAGCATATTGCCTCTTAACTTAGGAGCAGAAACTTGGAAATCAAAGAAACCTGTTTTTTGCTCAACAAATATTAATCAAAAACATGATGTGTTGGTTGATGAGAAGAACAGGAAACTGTTTGCTGCATGGATAGATGACACTGAAAGAGGTTCTAACATAATGATGTATGTCAATCCTGATAACGGTACAGTCACCATTATACAAAATATTGGCAATGTATTTTGTGTTCTGACTTCTGGCAACGGGTTGGTTGTCAAAACAGATGTACTAAAAGATTTCTAAAGTACCTTGACTTATACCCTTCATTCCACTATAATGTATAAATATGATTACAATTATGGTTGTAAGACGTGAACTGGATGCATGGCGGACGGGAGTTCGATTCTCCCCATCTCCACCAAAAGCATACTTCCTAGTGGACCAAAACTCTCCACTAAAATTCTAGAATGGCA